TCAATCTTTTGTCATTTCTCATAAGTATTTTCACCAGGGACAACTGGGTATGCTACTGGGTCGAGATTTACGGCATCGGTATCTCCCATATTAGTATTAGTAATATTTGCTGTTTCTGTTTCACCTACGCCGTTATATTCGTTAATTTGGACTGTTGCAGCCATAATTTCGGATTTAATAGTTTATTAAGAAAAACTCTCGACTAACTACGAACCAGATGCGTGAGTTTTAAGAACAGTAACTGCTGTTGGTAAAGCCAAAACATAACCAACTCTTTCTACAAATCTCATAGCAATACAATCTTGTTGTGCTAAATTGATTGAAGTTTGTCCGTCGGTATCTGTAATTGTGGCTTCATCTAACAACTTAACCTGAATGCTTTGTTTGTCTCCGAATATAGCACCCTTTTTAAGATTACCAAAAATGATAAACTTTTTGTTGGCTGCTGTATCGGCTAACGCTGGTAAAACATCGGTAGTAACAACTGGGTAACCCCAAATTGTTGCTGGTGCATCGCCTTGTGGACCTTCAAAAATATATACTCCCGAAGTAGATGCTTTGAGTTTTCTAACAACGCTCAAAATACTTCTGTGCATATAGAACTTTGCACCGTCTAAAACTGATTCAGGTGTTTTGTCAATCATATCAAGTAAATCATCTGCAGTTAAACCTGCAAAGGTTGTTCCTGCTAATGTTACTGAATTAACTGATACATTATTTAATACACCAGTTCAAGGAGCACCTGTTCCTGCCAAGAATTGTGTATCTTCTTCTTTGGCAATTGCTTCTGCAATTAAGTCAGCAACTAATTGAGTCAAGTTAATTGCTGTGTCTTCCAATAATTCTTCTGTCATTGGAACAATAGCTGCTAACTTTTTCAATGTTTGAGTTACTAAACCAAATGTTGGTTGAGTAGAAGTTTTTGCTGCTGCTTCATCGGTTCAAGTTACTGTAACACCATTGGCAACGGTTGGAATAGTTCGAGTATTACCTGCACCTGAAAAAGGCAAGTATCTCATTTCTCTACGAGCAACACCATATTGAGTGTTAGCAATTCGTAATACTTCTGCCATCAATTCTGACGGTATTGTATAACCTGCTTTTGGAGTATCTGCACTTGAAGTTGTTAAAGTTTTTAATACTTCTCTGTCGTCTTTAACTAATGCAGTTAAGAAATCTTTTGTAATATTTCTTTGCTTTTCTGTTTCCTTTTTTTCTGTTTCCAAAACTTTGGAGCGTTGTTCTTCAACTCCTGCTTGGAACTTGTTGACTAAACTATCAGAAAACTTTTCAAATGCTTCTGAAACAGATTCATTGATTAAAGTTTTAACTTCTGATTGGTCAACTTCTTGGGTCTTTTCATTTTTTTGTTCGTCCATTTTAATTAAACTTAATTTTTAATTTATTAACCTTTTTGAGTTCGTTTTTTTCTTTAATCAAAACTCTAATTGTTTTGTTAAAGACCTTAACGGCTTTCTTTCCGTCCAAGTTTCCTTGGAGTTTCGACCTTTGGTTTTTGTCTTGGCTATCGGCTTCCTCATTATCAACTCTAACTAATTCTGTTAGAGCGTTAATGGCATTATTGATTATGTCCTTGTTTCTTTTGGACAATACTCTACCTTCTTTCTCTAAAAACTCTTTAATTTCTTCTTCTACTGCCTCTGGCTTTTCAATTACAACTTCCGTTGGTTTAGGTATGGTTTCATCATTATCGTTGCTTTGCGTGGCATCTGGGACGATTAAATCGTCTTTTTTAGGCAATGTTTCGTCAGTTTCAACAATTTCTTGTGGAACTTCGTCTAATTTAGGCATTTCATCTAAATCTTTTGAAGTCAATTGAGTGACATCAATACCTTTCTGTTTGGCTAATGCTAATGCGTTAGCACCTACATTTACGGCAGAGATTTCAAATAATCTATTTACTTTATGAACTGGTGAACCATTTTTACTTTCTTCTGCTTCAAGGTTCATATAACCAACTGAAAATGCTCTCATAAAACCACCTTTGTATAACTCACAAATTACTTTTGCAAACGGATTTTCTTTTGTTGCAAATTGTATTGTTCCTGATAAGTTTTTATTTTCATCTAAACCAATATCAACGGCTTTACCAATTGCTGGTTGAGAGTGGTCGTGTCCTCATAAAATAACTGGGTTAGTTTTGTATTCATCTAATATTCAACCTTCTTGATTAACTATATCTCCGTGTCTGTCTTCATCGGCAGTTGAAAATATAGCATCAATCGTTGCTTTCTCTTCGTCAACCTTTTTGATTTCTACTCCTAAACTTTTATACAGCATTTTTGGTTTTTATTTTTAATTTTTTTATTATTCGACGACTGGTAATAAAGTGCATCGACAATTACATACTTCTTCTGGGTCTGCACTTGGGTCGCCAGGGAACTTTAACCCATTACTGAACTCTTTATCTAATTCTACTACTTCACCATCAACTTCTAAATGACTATCTCTTGTTCTATCATCTTCGGTTGCTTTTCACTCTTTCTTTTCTAAACCTCCTTGCTTAAAAGATTCTATATCTGCTTCACCACTTGCACTTGTCATTTCTGTTCTTGCTATTCTTTCTGCTCCTCTTTTTTCTCTCTCGGTATAAACTTCTTTAATTCTTTTACTAATTTCATTATGACCTTCGCCTTCATCTATACCTTCGGCAATTACTCTTTTAATC